ACCGGCCGCCAGAGTTGGATACGTGCCAGTCCCACTTGAATGTCACCGTACAAGAAGACGGGATGAATGCTGACTGATTCCCGATGGGGTCTTCATAGAAGCGGGTCTCGGTAGCCTCAAAGAACGAGTGGACGTAAATAGCTTGTTTATACCGGCCGATTACGCCAAGATGCTCGTCACCAGTTTCGATGAACGATACGTAGTTTGACGGGATTGCTTCAACATCAGCGAAGTCCTCGAAACGTAAGGAGTTGAACTCCATCAGCCATGCAGCGGGGTTAACTGTGTCAGTGTACAATACAAGCTGGTGCAGCTCTGCGTCCTCATCAGTAGTAACATACGCCCCACCGAATGTGGTTACATCATCAAGCTTCTTGATTCTAACAGGCTTTGCAATGGCGGCAGAAATGCCCCTGTTGGCAGGGGCTACCGTACTGTATGGGTACAGGGCGCCGAGGCTGATATCGTATACAATCATTTTAGAACGATGAACTTTCCCGCCACCGCCAGTTACATCGTCCCTGTAATACCACACAACCTTTTCAGACAAGCGATCATAACTGCCCCAAGCGTTATCCCGTGCTTCGGGGCTCAACTGGTTGAAGAAAGTTTCGATACCTGAACTAACTTTCTTAACTACTGGGCTTCCCGAAGTTCCGTCTATGACATAGATACCATTGTCGGCCCAAGCGAATATCCCAGTCTCAGCTTCCGCTACGGACTGTGGGGATGTAAATTTGTTTGATGCGATCTTGTCAACACTGAACTGCAACGGGCTGAACCCGGAGTCTCCACCACGGATAAACCATAATCCATTTTCTGCAAACACCAGAATCCCGTCAAGGAACGGACGAATGCAGTTAATTGAGTTGGCTTCCGGAATATAGATTACACCGCCATCATTATCAAGCAACTCATTGAAGTGCTCAGAGGTTGGGTCATTCTCTTGGTAGAACTTACCTCCCTCATCATCCAATCTTTGGATGACCTGAGAGAAGTAGACACCGTTAGGTCTGAATGAGTTTCGGTCACCGGCGTACCACAATCTTCCCGCATGGAAAGCTACAGTCTTGAAGGCACCACCAGATGCCGCCCTCTCGTCTTCGGCATTGTTGAAGTTAATGTTACCAGCAGGTTGCCCACCAACAGGGTTAGAGATCGACCAAATGTTATCGCGGTTGCCGGTTAAAGCATGTAGTATCAGGCGGCCACGGGGGGCCTTCCCCGTGCCAAAGTCTTGCTTAGACAGTAGTACTGGGTCGAAGTTTTCCGACCCATCCTTGCCAAGTATCCATTGCTGGTTGTTGGCCGGATATTCCCCCTGCGAGGTGAAGTACGAATTCATTCTGGATGATTGCCAACCCTGATTAGCCAAGTTGTACAAATGCTCTTTAGACATAGTCGCTGGGTTTTCAGTCACTGTAAGATCATCATTGACACCACGGAAGTCGCGGATAGATACGATACCACCTACAGCGGTTGTCCGGTTATCACGTGTCACGTATCTCAATGAGATTACATCAGTATCCTCATCGTACTCGAGATAAAACGGTAAAAGGTATCTTGACGTAAAGAACATTCGCCCCAGACCTACTGCCGTTTGGCAAGGTTCAGTATCAACTTGGGTGCCGGTTGCATTGTCCCACGTAATCTGGCTCAGGGGGCCTGTATTGTTAATTATGAAGTCTTCAGCACCGGAAGTAAACCCCGAAGATGAGACTGGGTCTGCAAGCAGGTCTTTGACAACCAGACGATCCCCAAGCTGGATGACGCACCAATGTTTACTGTCATCACCGGCTGGCGCGGGCCAGTCGTGTATGGTCATTGCAGTGTTCACAGTAAAGGTATTGTTAAGCGGGGCTATCGTCCCGCCACCCGCTTCTATATTACACCCAAGCCTACGGGAGACCATCCCGGTCTTGTGCAGGTCAACGTTGTCCATGGCCCGTGCAGTGTTCTCCGGGTATGATAGACCAGAGGCCTCAGTTACAAGGCCCCCAGTAAATGATACATACGGCTTATTGACAACGGCTCTTGACATTTGTGTTCTACTCTGCTACTTTATCTTCGTACTTAGGCTCTGAGGGTGCTTCATCTGGAGTCTCAAGTACTACTGGGCCGATGAAGTCGGGGTCTTTACGTGCCGCCGCTTTCTCTTGTAGGCGAGCTACAGAAGGCCGGGCTACTTTTAGGCGTTCCTCGTAAGCCTCAATACAAGATATTGCACGGGCTTGCTGGATGAATACTCCACGGAGCTCCCGAGGTATGTTACCCCCGGACACCAGTTTGATCTTAAATCCCCGACCTACGGGTATGCGGTGGATGGCGTACTTCTTAGATGGATGCTCGTACACAGCATTTTCTGATTTGTTGTCTACGAATGTGTTTTTGGATGTGTTACCCATTTTCTACTTCCTCAAGTTTAAATTAACGGCGACCAAATCTGTTTCTGAAGTAATCTTGTTTACTGTCCTTGGTCTTGGTGTGTTTACGCCGGGCTTGTGCCAACTGGCGGCCAGCCCGTCTTTCGTCAGGTGCGGAGACCGACTGCTTGAGCCAAAGATGCGATACAGCATTCAATTCAGCTTGCAGAAGGGGTTCCATGTGTGTTGGGATGTCCGGTACTAATGTGTCAACCAGCGAGAACGGAGGAATAACCGTAGCTATCACATTGGTCTTCGATGTTTGAAGAGTTGATTCGATAGCAGAGTCATATGAATCGCATATGATAGTCTCATCGTCGAATGAGGTATAGTACGAAGGCTGTCTATCTGTGCCAACATAGAACGATATCTTGCTACCGAAAGTGACGAACAATCTGTTGTCGCCGGGACTGCCAAAGCGTTTCAGGAAGTCGATTGGCTCACACCAAACAAGTTCCCGCATTTCTGCATCGTCACCTGTATCTGCCACTTGGTACGCTACGTACTCAATGGCTTTCACTTCACCTTCGATGGTAAAGCTTGTGGGAGAGGACAGGTCGGCATTACCAGTCAAGGTTGCCGCACCTGTAAGAAACTTCCACTCTTCTCTGTTTAGGAGTTCATAGTAGGTCTCTTTGAGAAATGTTGCCACCTGTAGTGACTCTTCAGTTTCAGAAATATCATCCACTGCATCGGAGTCCATAGTATCGAGGCAGGTTTGGACGTATTTAAGTACTGTTTTCATTTATCAAAAGAACCTATAAGTTAAAAAGACAAGGGGGCCGAGACCCCCCTGAATGGTTTTACCGAGGAAGTAAAACTTAGTTTGCACTCGTCAGGTAACGAACAACCAGCTTGGCAGAACCAGCTGTGTACGTACCCACAACAGATGCGACGATCTGACCAGCATCAGCACCAATCGTAGCACCAACAAGAGCACCGTCATTGACGATCCAAGCTTTGTTTACTAGAGCAGCGGTGAGGACAGCGGCATCGAAGCCATCATTGTCGATCTCTGTGCCATCAGGTTTCTGAAGACCAAGAGTCAGAGAGGTTCCACCAACCCATGCCGCAGTAACGTGCGTGTGGCTGGATAAGATGAAACTGTTTTCCGGGATTTCGAGGATAAGGGCATCTACTTCGCTCGCAGCAGGCAGGTCGTCATAGTTGAAATGAACTACGATTTCATTGACTTCGCCATGCTTCTGAGTGCGTGCAGGTGCTTTATCTTCTACTGACCGTGGGCCGTAGTTCTTGCGAACGCCGGTTGAGGTTTGTTCAATAGACATATTGATATTTCCTTTAGGTTAAAACGGGGGCCGTTAAGCCCCCATCCGATTAGGCGTAAGCCGTTTCGCTGGTGAGGATTACAGACAGGGTTTCCTGACGCTGTGTGCCATGGCCCCAACGTGCGGTGGTAACATACTCGTCGCGCTGACGATCTTTGTTAAACTCACCGTCAACAATTGGATGCTGACGCATAGCGGACATGAAAGGCTTGTGCTGGTCGTCCAGTACCGACATAGCGATGTTTGCAACACCGGCAGTCAGGGCTGTAGACGCATCCTGTGGGCCACCATTGATGGTTTCAGCGGCAATGCGAGGCAGGCGGTTTGAGCACCATACGTCGAAGCCGAAGATGTTACGTACGAAACGCATTGCCTGAGCAAAGCCAGTAGTAACGATACCTTCAAACTGGGGGTTGTTGATGAAGGCCTGATCGCCAACCTGCTTGTTCAGCGAGGCTTCTACGATCGGATCAACAATCAGAACACGACCCTGATCTGGGATGAACGCTTTATCGAAGCCAAGCTTCAGATAGAGAACATCATCCAGAGTCAGGACACCCAGAGTTGCACCACTGTTGGCTACCCAACGGTGATCGAAGTTGTTAACCGTATTAGGGTCAGCAATCGTCTGGCTATTAGCCTGCTCCAGAAGGTCGGTTTCCCAACGTTCTTTAATCAGGCGAAGATGTTCACGAGGGATAGCAGCTTCAAGAGCAGCAGCCTTGTAACCGTCCTGTTGCAGCTTACGAGTGATGTAAGACGCGGCAGAAACGTAATCGGTGATGGTCAACTGAATCTGACCGGAATCAAGTGAATCGTACTTGACATCTGTATCTTCTACGTAATCACGCAGAGTGGTTTCACCCAAAGAGGGGATGAACAACGTGTCTCCGTCACCGAAGTCGGTAACGTCACGTGAGATCGAATCGGGCAGGAAGCCGTCATTGATCTGCTCAAGCATGAACTCACTGAAGACCTGTGCCTTAATGAGGGGGGCTTGGTTGCTTGTCACATTTGACATGGATAAGTTCCTAGTTAGTGGTTAAGTGTGTATTAAAGGCCGAGTTCCGTCAAACGCTGTTTGTAAATACTTACTTGGTCGTTTGTCGTCTTGGCGTCTTTGTAGCCGGAAGGCCCAGTAGGTGCCTTGCTCTGAGTGTGGGTATTTACTGTACCTTTACTCATCGGTGTTGAGTGGGTTGAACCCTTCAACTCCGTACCGAACAGTGCTAGGAATACGGAAGGCTTGGATTTAGCAAGACTAGCGGCTTCCTCTACGGACATATCATTGGCAAGAGCTACTTCACGAACCTTAGCATTGGTCTGTTCACCGTATACCTTGGTTAGTGTAGTAGTAACCTGTGACCAGTTGCTATCAGCTTTGGCAGCAGCATCACGCTGAGCTAAAGTAGCTAGTACCTGTTCTGTCACAGATGCGGCATCAGAAGGACTATCAGCCTTGGCTGGGTCATCTTTCGGCTTGCCTTGGAGTGCTTCAAGAACTTTACGGATTTCACCCGAATCGGCAGCGGCGGCTTCCAGAGCCTCCAGCCGTGCCTGATCTGCTTTGCGCTCTTCAACCAAAGTTGAGATATGCGTATCAGCATGTTCAAGTTTCTTCAGCACTTCCTCTTGACTCAACTCCCGACCATTATACACTATCTTCAGCTGGTCAGCCTCGCTAGGTGCATCAGGTTTTGGTTGAGGGTTTACACCAGTCGGGGTCGTGGCTGGGGTAGTAGTAGCAGTAGGCGGGGTCGTGCCACCTGCTTCAAAGTTTAAATCACTCATTTAGAGTCCTCTGGATTAATTAGTTTTTGACAGAATCTCAAAGCCCTACGGTAGCCTTGCAGGTCAGCAAGCGTAGCGAGAGCGTTTGGGCTCTCATAAATCTTTATTGATTCTGACTCTATAATAACACGATCAATCTCTTTTGTCAAGTGTTCTGACAAGATTTCTCTTGTTATTTTACAGTTCCCGAATGATATCAAGAACATATCTCTATCTTCTTTACTCATCCCGGCCACTAGCCGTGCATCTATGCGCACGGATTTGCTTTTAATTTCCTCAGTCATATCTGTTCCTTACACTTGCTCTGCTACATCTGTGGCTGCTTGGTTTCCGTCAAGCTGGCCTTGTGCAGCCTGTATCAGCTCCTGCTGCTTCATGCCTTCAGCTATCTGACCAAATGGCACAAATACGCCATCATTGAAGTCTAGTGCTTCGTTCCACATCTTTGCTCGCATTTCGCCGGGGAAGTGGACTGCCATGCTGGGGTCAAGCTGCATTGCCTGAGCAAAGCCTTGGAGGTCTTGCGCTAGCTGGGCTTTCTTGGCGAAGTGGGACGCACCCCGAGCTTTCAGTTTCCCTCGAGCTTTCAGGTCATCCTTGGTTATCTCGAGAAACTCCACAACACCTAAGTCATCGTCGATAGTCTTTGCTATGTCAGTGGCGTTAAGGTTGCGGTAAGCTATCTCAAGTTCACCGTTCAGGATATCCTCAACCAATCTCTCGAAGTCTTCGATCTTAGTTTGGAACATGCGACTGGCGGCGGTAGCCAACTGCTGTACCTCGAACTTCGTTTTCTCACCCGGACTGCGCATGCCCATGGCCTCTTTCGGGGCACCAGCATAGGCTTCCATTTGAGCCTCCTTCCGTTCGATCTGGAAGTCGGCGTTCAGGACGGTGGCGTCAGGTGCTAGGTTGTGTACGTTACCTTGCGCATCGTCGATATAGTAGTTCGTGACAGGCCCGTCGTGCTCAATCTGTACTTGCCCAACGTGGACGCGATCTGGTGACAGCATTTGGTCGAACGCATCAGCACGAGCATTCTCAAGATGGTCGATAAGGTATTGCATTCCTATCAAATTATCCAGAGGGCCCATAGCCCATAGGTTATCGGGGCGGTGTCTCCAGCCGGCGTGATATACCTGCTTGCGCCCATCGTAGGTAGGCAAAGGTTTTGAGCGCAGAACGAACCTGCGGTCAACCACGGTGATTAGGTGATTCTTTAACAGCTTTCCGTTTTGTTCGTCGTAGATGTCACCAATGAACTCTAATACTTCTATCTGTCCAGACTGGAAGTAAGAGCTGCTTGTGGTGAACCCATCGAACTGCTGCTGTATGTTCTTATTAATATCTGAGTCCTTGTACTGCCCCAGATGCGTACGAAACGCAATAACTTTCTCGACCACTGCAACATCATAGTCAAGGTCTAGGTTCTCTTCAACACTTCTCAGGAAGTCAGCACGGGTATACAACTCCCGATGGATCAGTGGACTGTGCTCGAAGTCTGTAGCTGTGTGGTCGATTACGACATCATACGGACTTATACGGATAATACGGGGGCCTTCATAGATCAATACTTCTGTGTCGTCTTCATCCCTCATGGTCTCCCGCACATACTCTACCTTAGCAAAGCAGTTACCCGTCTGTACCCAATCTTGGAGCAAACGTTGCATAACCTTAACAAAAGAATTCCAGTCGTGCTTGGTACGTAAGTAGGCCTTGATGCCTTTGGCTTTACGCACTGTGGCTTCATCTTCAACGGCCGCCTCGAAGTCGAACCAGTCTTTACCCCCAAACAGGGCGGAGGCGTAGTTCGCAGCAAGGTTGTCGTGGATTTGCGTCAGCTTAGGGATGTGGGTGGTATGTGACCATCCGTTCCCCGAGTTGCTGGTTTCCTTGGTTGAGGTGGCATATACGTACTGAATGATCTCAGCTACACGCCGCTCCCATTCCGCCTTGCCAGCTTTACCAGTAGTAAACTTGTTTGAGATTTCAGACGCTAGTGCGTGTTCCTCAAAACCCCTTGTAATGTCAATGCTATTAGCCACGTATTCTTCCACCGAATCTTTCGTGAGTTACTATTTTAGAACCCCTACCTTCCATGAATCGCCCAGCACGGGGGACGCTGCTGATCTCAACGGCAATAGATACCGCATCTTTCAAATCGTCATGTGCTGGTCGAACTAGAATTAGTTGTTCCTCGTATGTGCTGATATGTCCACCACGGTAATGCCAGATGGTGTCATTCTCATAGCGCGGCTCAAGTATAGCAGCGATACGCTCGTTCTTTTCGTTACGGGCAGGCTTACCTTCAACTATGATGGTACGGCCTTCTTCCCGGACTCTGTCTTTGATGTATTCCACGATGACGTTGGCACCAGCATTGGACTCCACCCTGATCTTCCGGAACCGCCACTTATCCCATAATGATTCAATAGTCTTGTAATACTTCTCGTATTTGTTCGTTTTAAACTGCACTAAGTCCAGAATGAATATGAACCCATCGTGGGACACGCCAATCACAGCGAATGCGGTATAGTCCGACCGCTCTCCCATGGTGAACGCCAAGTCTCCACCGGCGTATACAGACAACGGTTTACCTTGCCAAAGCCAGTGATTACCGTCGAACGTCAGATGTGCCCGGTCAAAGTACCTGAACTTATCGTGATCCAAGCGATTACTCGAAGGGTCGTTTGGTTCATTAAAGTATTGGGCGTAATACTGAGTACGCTCACCCACTGATAAATACCCTGATCTTACACGGGCCAGAACAGCGACGTTGAATCCATACCACTTCTGGGTAGTTGGGCAAATCTCACGAGGCCATAAGAAGTTCATGTCGTCGTCGTGGACTGCTGCCTCTTTAATCTCAAAGGTAGCTTGTTCACCTACCATCGTACCATCCTCATCAAACTGCTCAATCATGGCCAGTTTCATCGCGGCATAGATATCTTTTGGATGGTAGCGAGTACCCACGGCCTTAATGATACCACCGGGGTTCAAGACAGACTGAAACTGCGAGTAAGATGCTGCTACAGTCTCTCTACCAATCTCGGTGTACGCATTATCAGGCACAACAATATCATCGTATATCAGCACATCACAGTGCAAGCCTGTGGTGTTACCCCCGATGCTTCGAGCAGCTACAGTACGATCTCGAACACCCATGGCAATTCGAGTAGGATGATCTACTTTAATGTTTCGTGCTGACCACTCTTCCCGTTTGAACTCATCGGGGTGGATCATTTCAGGCCAGTATTTCCGGTATACATCAGACTCCAGAATCGCTTTGATAGCATACAACTGCGAGTTTGCTAAATCTTCTGTGGCCGATACATACAAGATAGTTGTGTCAGGGTGTTTCGTAATCCACCATGCACACCACACCGCAATGCAGTGGGACTTTTGATGAGCTCGAGGGTACAAGACCAGTTGAGCATCAGAACCATCGGGGCGGCTGAACCACGAGAATATATCATCGTGACACTGTCCGTATACCCGCATAGGGTTCACAAGCCGAGAGAAAACCCTAAGGTCACCCTCAGCCATTTCCCGGATTTCAGCTTTTGATAATTGAGCCATTAACTCTTTTTAACGAATTGTACTATGCGAGCACTGTCACCACCATCTG